TATTCGGTGCGCGTTGGTGGTAAGTGCGACGTTATCGCAGATGGCATAACAGCGAACTGGGGGAATGATGGCATCCAAGAACCCAAGGTATGCGAATGGGTCGAGACGGCGCGATATAAGGGCATGGCTCAAGTCCAAGGGCGACCCGTGCCACATATGCGGGCAGCCGATTGATTACTCGCTGCCTGCGGGTGACCCTATGAGCTTCGAAGTGGATGAGATAGTTCCTGTATCAAAGGGTGGAAGCCCGATAGACCGTGGCAACGTCGCACCTGCGCATCGAATCTGCAACCAGCGAAGGGGCAACAAGCCTCTATCGGTTAGGACGATCAAGCCCGTTTCGACAAGCCGGCAATGGTAAATAACATGCATTCTAATATGGCATCATTCGAGGACCCTGGGGGTATGCCCTCCCTAATGCCACAGGCTATCCCGGGGGCATAGCGCCTATATCCCCCCGAATGTCTTTTTTATCAAAAGGAGGCGTTGCAAGGCTTGAGAATCGATGTCATAAAGCACTGCGCGCGCAATTCAACGCACAACTAATAGCAATCAAAACCGCCATAGAGCGGTTTTTTTATTTGGGTGGTGAACGATGACGAGATTGAGAAAGCCGAAGTCCATATCGGACAACAAGTTCAAATCCGCTAAATGGGATGAGCTGACTTCGGGTCGCAACTTCTCGAAGTCGGATATCCCATCGCTTGAAATGCTGTGCCAATGGTACGCGATAGTCAACCAATGCAACGACGATATGACGTATTCGGATGGAGTCCAAGTCGTCTACCAAAACGACATGGGAGATATCAAGGCCCTGCCGCAAGTAAACATGCTGAAACAAGCATCTGCGGAGATACGGGCAATCAACAAGCAGCTGGGTATCAACGACCATCCGCAGGATAAGCCGAAAGCGAAGGTGACACCTCTTGCCGTCATCCAGGGGAACCGTGCGAAGAGGAGCGCAGCTTCCTCGAATTCGGCTTGAGCCGAAATACACGTACACAGACGGGTTGGATGCTGCAGACCTCGCAGAATCGTACGGAATGCGGCCCGACCCATGGCAGAAGATGCTTCTCGAATGTTGGATGGGCCGTGACTCGGATGACAGGTTCACATGCACCACATGCGGCCTTGCAGTTCCCAGGCAGAACGGAAAAAACGCCGTTCTGGAGATGCGGGAGCTGTACGGCATAACCGTAAACGGGGAAAGCATCCTGCATACGGCCCATGAGGTGAGGACGGCAAGGAAGGCGTTCAACCGACTCGCATCTTTCTTTTCCGACTCGGTGCGGTATCCGGAATTGGCCGATATGGTCGTTTCGATAAGGAAGACGAACGGACAAGAAGCGATAATCCTGAACAACGGAGGGCAAATCGAGTTCTCCGCACGTTCGAAGGTCGCGGCACGTGGCTTTACCGTCGATGTAATGGTTCTCGATGAAGCGCAAGAGCTCACTGACGAGCAGTTGGAAGCACTTATGTACGCTATTTCTGCTTCGCCGAATGACAACCGGCAGATGATATACACCGGAACGCCACCAGGGCCGACAAGCCCCGGCGAGGTGTTTCCTCGCATAAGGAAATCCGTCATCGACGGAGAAGCGGACGATAGGACCTCGTGGCATGAATGGAGCGTCGAGAATCTGCCGTCTCAGTCGGAGGATAGGATGGAACTTGCCTATCAGACGAATCCGGCGATGGGCATACGCCTTACTGAAGAATTCACGATGACGGAGATGTCGACATCTTCGGCAGACGGGTTCGCCCGTGAGCGCCTTGGATGGTGGTCGGGCCAAGCAAGCCAATCGGTGTTCTCTCCGTCGAAGTGGGATGCATGCCGCATAGACGACACGCCATCGCACGGCAAGATAGCATACGGAGTCAAGTTCTCCCCAGACGGAGCATCTGTCGCATTGTCAATTGCAATAAAGCCGCAAGAAGGGAAGCCGCATGTAGAACTGGTTAACCATTGCTCAATGCGCGACGGAATCGGATGGATAGTGCAATGGCTAGACGACAGGCTTGGAAGTTACGCATGCGTCGTAATCGATGGTAAGAGCTACGCGGGATCGCTCATAGAGGAACTGAATATGATGGGGGGATTTCCGTCGAAGATAATCGTGTCCCCACGCGTCAAGGACATAACGACATCGGCGCAGATGATACTCAATGCCGTAAACGACTCATCGATAACCCATTTCGGGCAACCAGAATTGGATGATTCTGCAAAAGGATGTATCAAGCGAAAAGTTGGGCAAGATGGAAGCTGGGGGCTCGGATCGAGCGATTCAGCCGATTCGACGCCGATTGAATCATGCAGTTTGTCGTACTGGGGAGTAATGACTACCAAGAGAGATCCGAACAGAAAGGTGAGGTTGCTGTGATATACAATATGCCGACTGTCAGCCCATCCAATGCCCTCACATCAGAGGAACTCGCCATGTTCGGCGAATGCCTGGAGAAATGGAATTGCAAGCTATCGCGCAATTACAAGCGAATGAGGTATTACGAGGGTAAGAACAGGCTTCGCAGCCTCGGAATCGCCATACCGCCGATATTCAAGGATGTCGAAACCGTTGTCGGATGGCCGACTAAGGCCGTCGATTACCTTTCATCGCGCGTCCGTTTCGATGGCTTCACATTCCACGGAGGATATACAGACCAGGTTTTCAAGGATGCAATCGAAGCGAACAACCTCCGGAACGGCATATCGCAAGCGACGACGAGCGAACTCATTCATTCTTGCGCGTTTGTGACCCTTTCAAAAGGCGATGTCGGGGAACCTCCAGTGGTTATAAGCGAGTATTCTGCTGTGAATGGTGCTGTTCTGTGGGACTACCGCAGGAAACGCGTCAAGTGCGGGATAACCATTGTCGATATCGACAAGCAGCGGCAGCCGAACAGGATCAACCTGTACACAGACGATGCGGTGATAATCCTCGTGAGAGACGGAAATACATGGTCGGCACAAAGGCTCGACCACGATATGGGCCGGCCTCTCATCGAACCGCTAGTGCATAAAGCATCGCTCGACAAGCCGTTGGGCAAGTCGCGCATAAGCCGTGCGGTGATGTCTATCACTGATTCTGGTGTGCGTGAAGTTCTCCGCACCGAGATATCGTCTGAGTTCTTCACTACACCGCAAAGGTACGTACTCGGTGCCGATGAGAGTCTTTTCGCGGATACGACGAAATGGGAAGCATACATCGGGAATTTCTTCGCATTAGGCGGTGCCGATGAAGACGGCAACATGCCGAAGGTGGGGCAGTTTCCGCAGATGTCGATGCAACCACACACCGACTACTTGCGCAGCCTTGCATCGCAGTTTGCCGGAGAAACGTCTATCCCGGTCAACTCGCTTGGAATAATCCATGACAACCCGGCTTCGGCAGAAGCTATGAACGCGGCGAACGAAGACCTCATCATCGAGGCGCAAAACCTCATCGATTCCAACGGCTCGTCTCTCAGGAGTATCGCGCTCATGGCGATGGCGATTATCGAAGATGTGACCATGGACGAGCTCACGGATGACCAGAAGGGGGTCATGCCAAGTTACAAGAACCCGGCGATGCCATCTATCGTATCACAGGCCGACGCGTGGACGAAGATAGTCAGCGTTGCCCCGGACGATGTGAAATCCGGTATATTCTCGTCTGATATATTCTGGGAGCAGCTTGGCTTCTCAGAAGACCAGCGAGACAGGATCATGAAAGCTATGACCAAAGCATCGGCAACTGCTACTATCAACTCGCTTATGAACGAGGCCAAGGCGGTGAAGAATGGACCGGCCTGATTTCCAAGACGTATGGGACTATGCAAAGCGGCTTCAAACCGTCTCCCTTGCGGCGCAGAACGAGTTGAAGTCTTTCTTCGCACTGCTTGACACATCTAATCCCGAATACGCACGCGACAAGCTCATAGCGTTTTGCCGCGCATTGTCCGATAAGTACGGCCCGGTATCGGGGCAGCTTGCCGCTGAGTGGTACGACAAGCTGAGGACGCAAGAAATCGGAAGCGGCTACACTGCGATAATTGGCTCCACTCCGCCGATAGGCAGCATAGAAGCATCGACTCGCTATATATGCGGCGACCTCTGGAACGAAGACTCGAACGATGCTTTGGGCGCACTTACCGGAATGGTAGACCGATACGTCAAGCAGGATGCCCGCAATACCATCATGGAGAACATCGCAAATGAAGTCGATGCAGGAACCATGAAATCGAGAAAAAGGTATCAGCGCGGAAGCACGTCTCCAGGGTTCGCACGAGTGCCGACCGGGCGTACTACATGCGCATGGTGCCTTCTGCTTGCCGGGCGCGGTTATGTCTACTGGAGTCCAGAAACAGCCGGAGAATTCAATAAATACCATGCTCATTGCGATTGCGTGATAGTTCCGGCATGGGGGAGCGACCATTCGATATCTGGCTACGACCCGTCTGATTATTACGACATGTACCGGGAAGCGCGCAAACAGACCGAAGGCGTGAAAGACGCAAACTCGATATCAGCCACTATGCGCAAGATGTACGGACTGAGCTAAGGAGGTGTTTTTGGTGGCAAAGAAGCCTAAGAAAGGCTGCAAATAACAGGGATCGAAGCGCCGCACGGCGCTTTTCCATATAGGCATGCATAAGGCATGCGCTCGACGGCACCCGCACGGGTGTCTTTTTTATTGCCCGCACGGGCTGAAAGGGGTCACGAAATGGCCGAAGAAGAGAAGCAGGAACAGGCAGAGCCACAGGAGTCCAAGGCAGAAGAGACGCACGCCGGAACTGCCGAAGAAACCGACTGGAAAGCCGAGGCCCGCAAGTGGGAAGCTCGGTCGAAAGAGAACAAGACCGCCGCTGAAGAGCTTGCGCAGCTGAAGGAAGCGGAGAAGAGCGAGATCCAGAAGGCGAACGAGAAGGCTGCGAAGGCAGAAGCGAAAGCAAACGCCTACGAGCTGGAAAAGAGCATTGCCGGATGGAAAGCCGATGTCTCGAAGAAAACCGGGATCCCCGCAGAAGTCCTTGCCGGTTCTACCGAAGAGGAGATAGAGGCGCACGCCGCATCCCTCGCACCTTACTTCAAGAAGCATCCGGCTCCCGTCGTCAAAGGCGATGGATACCGTCCCGCAGGCGAAGCGGGAAAGCGCGACCCCATGCGCGAAATGATAACCAACAAACTCAACTAGGAGATTGAAAATGCCTAATTACAACAGTGCAATCGGCTCTGACAACATCCCTTACGAGATGATGCCGGACGAAATCGTAACCCAGATCATCCAGGATGCACCGAAGTCTTCCGTTATCCTGACCCGTGCCAAGCAAGCCCGTATGTCCACGAAGAAGCAGCGCCAGCCAGTGCTCGACACCCTGCCCGATGCTTACTGGGTGGGCGCTTCAGGCGGAATGAAGCAGACCTCCGGTCAGGCATGGCGCGGAATTACGATGACCGCCGAGGAACTAGCCGTCATCGTCCCCATCCCCGACGACATCATGGCTGACTCCTCATTCGACCTCACCGCAGAAATTGCCCCGCGCATCGCCGAAGCCATCGGCAAGAAGGTCGATCAGGCCGCTTTGTTCGGCGTTGATAAGCCTGATTCTTGGCCTACGGCGATAATCCCTTCCGCCATCGCAGCGGGCAACTCCGTCGCCCATGGAACCGGGAAAGACCTCGGCGTAGATGTCGCATCGCTCGCCGAGAAGATAGCCAAGCAGGGATTTGGAATCAACGGATTCGCTTCTCGCCCCGGCTTGCAGTGGATGCTCAATGCGCTGCGCAATACCAATGGAGACCCGATCTATACTACGTCGCTTCCCGGAGATACCCCGACCGGCCTCTATGGCTACCCGCTCAACGAAGTTTCCAACGGCGCATGGAACGCCGCAACCGCCGAGCTTCTGATGGCCGACTGGACGAAGTTCGTATGCGGTGTGCGCCAGGACATCACTTACAAGGTGCTTACCGAAGCCGTCATCACCGACGATGCCGGAGCGGTGATTCTCAATCTTGCCCAGCAGGATATGACCGCACTTCGCGTCGTGTTCCGCGTCGGCTTCCAGTGCGCGATCCCGCTTACCCGCCTTGCCGTGCAGACGAAATGGGCCGCAGAAACCGCCTATCTCGCCAACGCCGTCATCACGGCTAACGGGAACCTGTACAAGTGCACGACTGCAGGCACAAGCGGAGCCAAGGCCCCGACGTTCCCTGCTACCGGAACCGTCACGGATGGAACCGCCGTCTGGACGTATGTTTCCGCAAACGGATACCCCGCAGGAGTCATCACCCCCGCAGCCTAAGCACGCCCGTAACCCTTCCCGTCTGAAAACGGCGGGAAGGGCCGCATAGAAAGGAGGACTCCAATGGAGCCTTTCGCAACTGCGGACGATCTCGAAAAGCGTTGGCGTGTTTTGACGGATTCCGAAAAGACGCAAGCTGGAACATTGCTTGGAGACGCAACGTCGCTCATATCGGCAAAGCTATCGCGGTCGGGAATCCCGGCATCTGAAATAGATGAGAACCTGCTGGAATCCATATGCTGCAACGTCGTCAAGCGGTCGATGATGTCCGGCACAGACGAGGCTCCTATGTCTCAGTTCAGCAACACGGTAGGCCCTTTCGCTGCGTCTTACACGTATGCGAATCCGACAGGCGACATCTACCTGACCTCAGCCGAGAAAACCGCCTTGGGTATCAACCGCCAGCGTGTAGGAAGCCTCCGACCCGCGCTGCACGATTGGACGGGGGCGGTCGTAGATGGATGGTGAGAGCGTAACCGTCCATGACAGGGTTCAGAGCGGCACGGATAGGTACGGAAAGCCCGTATGGACTGATTCCGACCAGGTGGTAAGCAACGTGCTCGTGGCTATCGGGTCATCGAAGAACGTATCCGATTCGAACAGGCCGGCAGGTGTTGTAGTCGCTTACACGCTCTACTTTCCGAAATCATATACAGGCGAACTCACATGGAAGGACGTTACCGTCCGTGGGCACCGATGCAACGTGATCGGAAACCCGGACAGGTGGGCGGATTCCCCGAACGAATGGAACATGGAAGTCGAGGTGACGAAGACCGATGGGTGACGTATCCGAAGCAAAGATGAATCACGCGGGGGCCAGGGAAATACTCAACTCGCCACAAGTACAGAAAGAACTGCTACGTCGTGCAAACCTAATAAAGGAAAGCGCCGACTCTATGGCATCCGGAAAGTACGATGCAGACGTTCAGACGGGAAAGAACCGCGCTCATGCGTTGGTCAAAACGACTGATCCCATGTCGTGTAATTCCAACGCCAAGCACAATACCCTGCTGAAATCACTCGATGCGGGGCGAGGCTGATGGTAGACATCGAAGCCGCCGTCATCGCGTGGATAACCTCGAATTTCGAATTCCATGCGTACGACTCCCCGCCAGAAGACCGTGCATTCGCTTTTGCAACTGTCGAGCGTACCGGAGGGCCGAGGGAGAACCCCGGAGTCGATCATCCGATGGTTGCCATCCAGACATGGGCGACCGACAAGGGAACGGCTTATGACATGGCCGCTGCAATCGATTCGAAGATGCAGGACTTGAAGACGGTACCGGGGATATCCGGCGCATCGCGCAACTCCCTCTATTACTTCCCCGATTCAGACAAAACACCGAGATACCAGATTGTCGCCGATATAACGACGACGGAATGAGGTTGAAATGGATAACAACGCTGAAAACGTAGGTACGGGCTCGCCTAAACCAGGCGGCTCCGTACACGCTGCTCCTGCCGGAACCGCTGTTCCGATAGATGCCACATCAGAACTTGGAACGGCATTCGCCAACATGGGGTTTGTCACCGATGACGGTTTGAAGAACAAGCAGAAACTTGATATCGCCCAGATCGATGCATGGGGAGCGCCCAATATCGCATCGAAGATTAAAAGCTATGTCGAAACGTGGGCGCTTACCTTCCTTGAGAACAAATCCGATGTATTCAAGTTCGTCTACGGTTCCGGAAACGTCGTGCTTACCAGTGCGAACGCATGGGCTGCATCGCATGCTTATTCCCTGAACGACACGGTTGCAGCTGACGGTAAGCTTTACAAAGTCACGACCGCAGGCACTAGCGGGTCAACTGTTCCGACGTTTCCCGCTACTGGCACCGTCACAGATGGGACGGTTACTTGGACATACGTTTCCGTCGCAGACCCGGCAATCTC